CTGACACTTAAAGTAACCGCAAATGACGATTACTACTACGGAGAATATGCGCTAGCAGCGTAATAACTTCGCGGGGAGTCGCCTCTTCCTTGTTACCAAAAAGGGGCATTTTATTTTTGAGATTATTATTATGGCAACTAAAATTACACCTAAAAAATTTACAATCATTATAGAAGATTTGGTTAGGACTAAACGCCTGACCCATCTAGAAGCTATAATGTATTATTGTGAACAGAATGGTTTGGAAGCACATACTTGCACTCGTTGGATGGACAAGGCGATGAAAGAAAAGATACAGTATGATGCTGAAGAATTGAATTACTTACCAAAAACCAGCTCGTTACCTCTGTGAGTTATATGGACTCATTTGAAGCTTATCAGCATTATCTAGCCCTCAAACTTCATTTTGGAGGCGAGTATGATTACTACAAGTATAATGCTAAAACTAATGCTTCACTTCAGGCTTTTGAGAAACGCAAAGACAAATATCAGTTTGTCCGTTTATCCACCAAACTATCAGACCCAGAAATTTTAGAATATTATTTGGCTAATTTTATTCGTGGTGTTGAGTGGATTGGAGACTTCAATAAAAAGAATTGGACAGCCCACAAAAAGATAAATCAAAGTTTAGAGTATGTTTATAGCAATGATTTGGAAAAACTCTTGACACCAGCTGAAAATTTTGATATACTATTTAATAGTACTGAAGGAAAACACCCAAGAATAGTAAAGTCTTTTTTAGGAAATAAAATAACATTAGAAACTTTAGTGATACTAGAAAGGTTATTACGATTCCGGGAAGTGTTTGACATTAAGATACAAGAAAAATTTGTGTGGCCTGAGTTGAGTAAATTGATACAAAACTATGAGCCATTTTTAAAAGTACCAGCTAATAAATTTAGGTTGATTACATTAGATAAAGTGAAGGAGCTTACTGATTATGAATGAACAGGTAAAAGAAAAAGAATCCTATATTGATGAGGCAAAGCGAAGAATTGCCCATTTGTCTTATAAATTGGAACAGTCAGAGAAAAGAGTCCGTAAGTTGGAGTTTGATAATGCTGAACTTACACGATGGGCTGATGATATTTGTTTGCCCAGATTACAAGAATTGTCTGATGACCTTGTTTCACGTTACAACCAAAAGAAGTATCGTAAGCGTAATTGGAAAGATGAATTGAACCAAGTAAGAGAGGATAGGAGATAAAAGTCCACCTCTTTTGTTGTGAAGAAACCAAAAACACAACCTAAACTGTATCGTAGAGGTAAGAAGTTAAACCTAAAACATACAGAAACAGGTAAAATAATTCCCATTACTGTAGTTATGCACGATTCTCGCCAAGGAATTTTAACAAGCGAGTATGAGTGGATTAGAACTACAGATGCCAAAGAATGGGGTTGGGAAGGTCCGTATTACGAAATAGTCTAAATAGGAGTATGACTTATATAGAGTATGTACTAAACAGAATTTTTGTGATGAAAAGAGAAAGTGAAAAAATAAGAATCTCATCTAAAATTCAAGATTCCAGAAATACTATTGCTCCATTTTTTGATAGACCTAAATTACGAATAGTTAAGACAGAAATGGACGATGAGCTAGAGGAAGGAAGACAGAGATATTTTGATTATTGGAAATCATAAGTGGAAGATAGATTAAAATTTACTGATGATGAATGGTCCCGCCTTATGTGGGCCACTAATCATTTGGAAGTAGAAAGAATTTATAAAGAGGCATATGCTAGACGTATCGCTGAAGGGCATCCCCGTGAAAGTTTTGACCGCTTACAAGAAGTAGAAAATTATATTATAGGTAAAGATTATGAAGGTGATGAAGGCACTAGGTAGCGCCGCCCTAGTTATTACATTTATTACAGGCGTTTGGTTAATTGATGACAGATATGTGGATGCTAAAGAACAGCAGACCATGAAACAACAAATCTATCTCAGAATAGATACATATGAATATCGTGAATTGACAAAACAATATTATGAACTCAAAAAGCTTGTGAGAGAAAACCCTGACAGTGAAGAACTGGTGGAGCAGTTAGAAGAAGTTAAACTGGAACGGGCCGAACTCAAAGAAAGAATTGATAATATGTTAGATAATGGAGAGTAATATGATAGGTATTGACTTAGGTACCACGAATTCGTGTGTCGCCGTTATAGACGGTGGTGCCGCAAAAGTCATTGAAAACAACGAAGGCGACAGAACTACCCCTAGTATAGTTGCATTTACTGATAGCGATGAAGTCGTTGTTGGTCAATCAGCAAAACGACAGGCAGTAACAAATCCACATAATACATTATTTGCATTAAAACGTCTTATTGGCCGGAAGTTTGATGAAGATGTCGTTCAACGCGACTTGGATTTAATGCCATATAAGATTGTTAAGGCAAATAACGGTGATGCGTGGGTTGAAGTAAACGGTAAAGCAGTAGCACCACAAGAAATGTGTGCTCGCATCTTACAGAAAATGAAAAAGACTGCGGAGGACTACTTAGGTCGTCCAGTTACTGAAGCCGTTATTACAGTTCCAGCATATTTTAATGATTCACAGCGTCAAGCAACAAAGGACGCAGGGAAAATTGCTGGCTTAGATGTTAAACGTATTATTAACGAACCCACAGCGGCCGCTCTTGCGTATGGTTTAGACAAGCAAAGAGGCGATCAAAAGATTGTTGTATACGATCTGGGTGGTGGTACGTTTGATGTATCAGTTATTGAAGTTGCAGACGTTGATGGTGAACATCAATTTGAAGTATTAGCAACAAATGGTGATACGTTCTTAGGCGGTGAGGACTTTGACCGTCGCATTATGGACCATCTTGCTGATGTTTTTGAAAAAGAACAAGGCATGGATCTACGTGGTGATGCTCTTGCTATGCAACGCATTAAGGAAGCGGCAGAAAAAACGAAGATTGAATTGTCCACAAACAAGCAGACGGATGTTAATCTGCCATACTTGACTGCTGATCAAAGTGGTCCAAAGCATTTGACGCTTAAACTTACTCGCGCAAAACTAGAATCTCTAGTCGACGATCTTGTTAAAAAGACTATTGAGCCGTGTAAGGTAGCACTTAAAGATGCTGGACTTACAACTTCAGAAATTAATGAAGTTATTTTTGTTGGCGGGCAGACTCGTATGCCTAAAGTTCAAGAAGCAGTTTCCAAGTTCTTTGGAAAAGAGCCACGTAAAGATGTTAATCCTGATGAAGCAGTAGCAGTAGGTGCGGCTATTCAGGGTGGTGTGCTCGGCGGCACAGTAAAGGATGTGTTGTTGTTAGATGTTACACCTTTGTCTCTTGGTATTGAGACATTAGGTGGTGTAATGACAAGACTAGTAGACAAAAACTCTACAATTCCAACTAATGCTAGCCAGGTATTCTCTACTGCGGAGAATAATCAACCTGCTGTTACCGTTCATGTGTTGCAGGGTGAACGAGAAATAGCAAGTGGTAATAAATCACTAGGTAGATTTGATTTAACTGGTATTCCGCCAGCACCAAGAGGTATGCCACAGATTGAAGTATCATTTGATATTGATGCTAATGGTATACTTAATGTATCTGCTAAAGACAAAGCAACTGGCAAAGAAAACAAGATCGTAATTAAAGCAGGATCTGGTTTATCTGATGAGGAAATTCAGCAAGCAATACGAGATGCTGAAACACATGCTGAGGAAGACAAGCAACTGCGCGAACTTGTTAATGCACGAAATAATGCTGAGGCATCTATTCATGCAGTTCAGAAAACTTTGGAAGAAGCAGGTGATCAAGTTGATTCAACTGTCCGATATGAAGTTGAAACAGCAATCATAGATGTAGAAGAAGCAGTTAAAGGTGATAATGCTGAGAACATTACAAATAAAACTAATGTAATGATGACAGCAAGTCATAAAATTGCTGAAAAAATGTATCAACAGGAACAACCTCAGGAAAACAGTAGTAATCCTGATGATGTTGTTGATGCAGAATTTGAGGACGCACGATAGATTGCCATAGGGGATCTATTATGCATAACACTCGCTTACTAATAAGGAGGAATAGCGATGACTAAATGGGTTATTACTACAGTTGAATTGGTAAAGAGAGTTAATATTGTTGATGCTTATACAAAGATAGATGCATATGATAAACTCTGTGATTTAGGTCCAGAAAGGGATGTGCAGGCTGTTGAAGTAGAAGTGATAGGTGACCATATCATACATGAAGAAACAATAAATGAGTATGAATATAATAAAGATTGGAAACCACAACCTGACTATAATGAAGGGGCAGATTACCACTTACAAGGACCAGAGTGTATAGATGTGTCTGCTGGGGACGGTCCACACCAAGATGATTGGATTGATAGTATACATGATGGTTCTGTTACCGTATTGGATACTGTCAGTCTGAAATACTAATCATGGAAGTTACCTTTTTAGACAAGCTGGGCACTGACCTATCTGTTGTTGATGCCGCAAGAGTTTCTTTTGGTAATAAATCACAATGGCAAAAACATATACCTGCTCAGGGTATCTATGAGTTGTCTGATAAAGATAAGAAACTAATCAAATATCTTGCCAAGCATAATCATTGGTCTCCATTTGCACATACCTCAATCCAAATACGAGTCAAGGCACCTATCTTTGTTGCCAGACAGTTGGTGAAGCACCAAGTGGGCTTATGCTGGAACGAGGTAAGCCGCCGTTATGTTGACAGTGAGCCTGAGTTTTATTTCCCTGAGGTATGGCGAGGCCGACCAACAGATAAGAAGCAAGGCAGTAGTGATGAAGTTATTGTGTGGGTTGATAGGGAGGAACGAACTGGCACGGCCCTGAGAAGGGTTTGTAGAGATGCTGTACAATCATACAATAAAATGATTGGGGCCGGTGTGACGCCAGAACAAGCAAGAATGATATTGCCACAGAACACCTATACAGAATGGGTGTGGACAGGAAGTGTATTGGCATTTGCTAGAATTTGTAATCTACGATGTAAAGCCGATGCTCAGAAAGAAACTCAAGAAGTGGCATGGCAGATTGATGAGATTGTTAGAGAGAATTTTCCTGTTTCTTGGAATGAATTGAGGGAAGAATAATGCCGTTATTTGATTATTTGTGTTCTAGTTGTGGCCATGAAATTATTGATGTACTACAGCTAAAAGATACAGCAACATTGACATTTTGTCCAGAGTGTTGCGAACCAACATTGGGAAAGAAGCCAGGTGCTCCGAATTTTCATCTTAAAGGTGAAGGTTTCTACAAATCCAGTCCAACCAAGCCGGAAGATGAATCGACAGAATAAAGTTATTCTTCTCGGTAATGGTGAAAGTAGGTCGGGTTTAGACCTTGATAAGCTTAAAGAGAAGTGTATTGTATGGGGTGCTAATGCCCTTTACCGTGACTGGACTCCAGACCGATTAGTGTGTACTGATATTGAAATGGGGTTTGAGGTGTATAATTCTGGCTATTGTTTAGATAATGTGACATATTTTAGGGATTGGGCCAGGTTGCCTGTTGAAGCTTATAATTTCTTGGTAAGACCCAGTGACATAACTAGAGAAACCTTAAATAATATCCAAGATTTTATCCATGAAAGTCCTAGGCCTGCGGGTTGGGATGAGTTTACCTTGAGTGGTATGGACTTAGATAAAATGTTAAAAATTCGCGAAGATTATCTGAAAAGATGGCCTGATACAAAACTGGAAGACATAAATAGTGTATTAGGTGAAAACCGAGCGGGTCTATGGATTACTTGGTGTGCACCTAAAGATAAAGTAATATCGGCAAGAACACTACCAGGAGGAAGTGATTATGGATTCTCATCCGGCCCATTATCGAATGTTCTTGCATCACATTTCGACAATCCAAAAGAAGTTTATTTAGTCGGACATGACTTATACTCAGAAACAGGAGAAAATGTAAACAATATATACAAAGGAACTAATTGTTATATTGAGGCAGGTTGCTCTGAAGTACCACCTGTAAATTGGATAAATCATCACAAGCTTATTTTTGATAAGTTCCCACAGATTTCATATTACAAGGTTAATCCTAAACCTATATCAAGTAATGATAGGATTAGTCGAGTAATCGAGGAGTGGAAAAACACTCCTAACCTAGAATACATTACACAAGATGAAATGTATGATAGGCTTCACTAAAACAAACCAAAGGAGGTAATAACCAATGGCTAATGATTTAGTAACAACAGTAAAGGGATGGATCAATCAGGTAACAGGAGTTGCCGTTTCGTTGATCGCTCTAGCTGTAGTGCTACAGGTTCTTTTCGGAGATACCGTAGTATTCTTACCCGTAGATGTCATCGGGAACATAACTGGCCTAGTGGCATCACTAGGCAGCCAGGGACTAGTTGGTCTAGTCGCACTTGGCGTCATTTATTGGATCTTCACAAAGAAGGACTAGTAAGTTTGACTACGGTATACGGAGGTCCGGCCGGACCTCCATATACTTTTTTCAAAAAAGCTTGACATTGCTTAAAAATAATGTTATTATAAATAGATACGATAGCGATTATACAAGTTATCGTTGTAAACATACGACTAATATGGAGATATGAAATATGAGTTTTAAAGACTTAAAAAAGAAGTCTGGTTCTTTCGCTGAGTTGCGACAAGAGTTGGATAAAATTAGTGCCCCCGCCAGTGGCTCTTTTGAAGATGCCCGACAATGGAAACCTGATTTGGATAAGTCCGGCAACGGCTATGCAGTAATCAGATTCCTCCCACAACCTTCCGGTGAAGATTTGCCTTGGGTCCGTATTTGGAGCCATGCTTTCAGTGGTCCAGGTGGTTGGTACATTGAGAATAGTTTAACAACTATTGGTAAGAATGACCCTGTATCAGAATATAATACAGAGTTGTGGAACAGTGGTAATGAAGCTGATAAGGAGATTGCTCGTAAACAGAAGCGTATCCTGAAGTATTTTGCCAATGTTCTAGTTGTAAGTGATCCAAAACACCCAGAGAATGATGGCACAGTCCGTCTATTCCGTTTTGGTAAGAAAATCTTTGATAAGATTACTGAAGCAATGAATCCTGCTTTTGAAGATGAAGAAGCACTAAACCCATTTGATTTTTGGAAGGGTGCTAACTTCAAACTCAAAATCAGAAAAGTTGATGGCTATTGGAACTATGATAAGTCAGAGTTTGATAGTCCTTCAGAACTATATGATGGTGAAGATGCAAAACTGGAAGAGCTGTACAATGAAAAGTTGCACGGTCTCAAAGAGTTTTCTGATGTAAAGAATTTCAAGTCATATGATGAGTTGAAAGAGAAGTTGAATAAGGTACTAACAGGTACTTCCGTTAAGGGTACTGTAGAAACATTTTCCAAACCTAAGAAATCCGAAGGTGAGGTCCAAGCTGATAAGGCTTTTGGGACAGATGAATCTACTGATGAAACACTACAGTATTTTTCAAAACTGGCTGATGAAGCATAATTAATCGTGAGGCAACTACGATATGGGGACCTTCGGGTCCCCTTTTTTATGCAGTTTTAAGATGGCCGGTATGGATCAGTTACTGGACCAGAACCTAAGGCACCCCAAACAGGAAGAGTTTTCTCTGTTTCGGCAAATGTATTGACTAACTCTAC